GCGGTATCTATATCTCACTTGAACTGTAATGATTACCTCTGCTAACGGAGGAAGTCTATCCACAACTTCTATATTGGTTATCAGGGTATTAACGCCTGGGTTGCTTGTACCTCTGCGTCTATCTGTTTCTAAACCCTCGGAAATTGCTTCTATCAAATCGTTTTTTTGACGATCTAATTCTGTTGCTCCACGCACAAAGGCTTGGAGTGTGTATTCTATTGTGCCACTGCGAAAGTTCATATCATAGTCATCACGCTCTTCATTGCCTGAGTTGACCATAATGGCTGGGAACTGTGTTATGGCTAGTTTTTCCACATCGAAAGGCTCACGAGTAACCAATATTGGTTTCGGATCTGTTAATTCTTTCAATGTTTTGATTATGTCTTGTGCAATATCATTTCTAAAGCTCATATCATCGTCTCAATCGGCCAAAGTAGCTGGGCTCTTTCTCTAGATCACTGAATGTGCCATCACTGTCAATATCGTAATGCACACCATCTTTGATCACATCATCTATTTCTTCTCTCCACAGATTTCTATAGTGCTCCATTCTCATTTGGAACACATCCATTTCTGGTTCAAACTTGCTGAGTCTTGGAAAGATGTAATAGGCTAGAGTTCTGTACACGTGAGCACGTTTAAGCTGCGCCGGGTCCAGTTTATCTTCTTCCATTTCTACGTTGAGACCGATTACGGTGATATCAAACTTGCCAATTTGCTGGGTTGGAAACCATTCAATACGCAAATGACGTAGTACGTCTTCTTTGCCTTTTGCTAGTGCATCATCCCAGTCGAAAATGCCATATTCTTGGATGTCAGGTTCATATTCTAAGACATCCGCTATTGTTGCGATTGTTAAAGCCATCTTGGGCCTCCTCTAGTCCTACTATCGGGAACAGGGTCCTTCCCCGTCATTGTTATTTAGTTGATATAAAAAAAGGGCCCGCAAAAGAGCCCTTTTTTGGTTTTTATTTGTAGATATTAGTCTACTGTTGCATCAGTTGTGATTGCAACACCGTGTGCGTCGAATAGTTCGCCCACTGCATATGTCATTGATGCAACGATTTCTGTTGCACGTAATGATGCATCACGCTGTGTTTCAATAGTAACATCTTTCTTCATTGCAAATGCCAATGCGTCTGAGTGCATAACTGCACCAACGAATGCACCTGCTGAGTCACCAGTAACGACCGCGCTCTCATATATGTCCACTCCAGCTATAGAACCAATAAAGCCTGCGTCTAGTACTCTGTTGCCTAAATCTGATAGGTTGTGGCTCATTGCTGATGCGCCTGCGTTTGTCAACTGCTTCTTAAGGTTATATGTTTGATTTGGGTGGAATACACCTACATATGGCCCAATCACTGATGCACTGCGTAGTTGTGCAACTGCGTTGAAGATCAAATCTGCTGTCAATTCTGGCTGTGTTGCCGCACCAACAGTTTGGCTGAAGCCAGAAAATAACGCCGCAATATCTGAATCTACTTTGCGAGCTAAACTCTCACCTAACACACGACCGATGCTTGCTGCTGCATCATCATCTGCTGAATCACGTGCAGTGTCTGTTAGTGTTGCCATGATTGCAACTTCATCAGCGTCGAAAGTTTTTTCTGTTGCTGTGATTGTAGTTGCTGCTGAGATGTCTGAGTTCTCACCAGTTGTGTAGCCTGTGCTAATCGCAGGATAGATACCAACTTTTGCTTGCTTGCCTGGCTGGCCTACAAGGTTATAGTTGCGGATCAATGGGCGCATGAACGCCTGTTCTTGCATTGTGAATAATGCTGTTTGTTGAATATCACTAAACAGAGCGTCTAGTGTGGTTGAAGTTGTATTGGCCATTGGTTAATCTCCTTTAAATCCTAATGCCTCTTGCTTTCATCATCTCCCTGTAGATTTTTCTATCTTCAGGGTTGTTCATGTTAAGTTGACTTGGATCTACATTACCCATACCTTTACGGCTTCCGCTGTCTGATACGTTGCTGGTTGAACCACTACCACTTGGGCCAGCGCTGACAAAATGTGGATTTTCTTGTAAAAAAGTCTCCACTAGATTGTTTACACTCATCGGCATACCATCATCGGTATATCTGACATTACCATTGCTGTCTATAACTTCTGCTTCACCAGTTTCACCTAGTCTCACTTGGTTACGCAACAATGCAGAAACCTGTTGTGCATTTATGGCTTTATTGCCACTAGCTGCATTCAGTAGGCTACCGTCAACCTTGATCTCTGTGAGTTGGCGTTGCAAATCTTGATATTGTGCATCTTTTTTTGCGACTGTTTCTTGTAGGATTTTTTCAAACTCACCACGCTGCTTTTGCTGCTCAATGCGTTCGTCTTCTTCCCTTTGTGTCAGTTCGCGATACCTATCAACATCCACGTCACCGTATTTTTTCTCAAATCGCTTGCGTTCACGATCTAATCTTTCACGTACGATCTTGTCAACGTCATCTTGGGTAAACGTCTTATCCGTCGTCTCGGCCTGGGTTGGTTCTGATGCTTGCACATCAATGGGCTCACCAGTGGCCCCTAAATCTGTTTCTTGTTCGCTCATCATATCCTCCTGTTAATGGTCGAAGTCACCGAAATCCTCTTACGAGTTATTCGCAAAGTTATTTATGCGATTAAACAGAAAAGGTGTTATTTTCCACCTCTACGTTTAGTTTTCTTCTTTTTCTTTTTCATAGCCATAGTATTTCCCCCTTATAACTTAAAGCCTTTTTTCCATGCTTGCATACTCCAATATGCTGCACTTAGATTCTTTTGTCCACGCACTTTTTTCAACACTGCTCCCATACGTGCGTTAAAACTTTTGCGTCTTTTTGGATCATTGCGTCCTATGGTCATTCCTTTTTGACCAAAGTTTACTTTTTTAACATTGCCTGTGCTGCGATCTTTTACAAACACCTTGAACTTTTTCACATCGCCTCTCATTGGCTTGTTGAGTTTTACTGTGCGCCCTCTATATTTTGCCATTATATCATTCCAAATGCAAAGGCTATCAGTTGTGCAAACACAGCTAAGGCAGTTGCACCTAGGACTTTTTTCATCAAACTCATATCTTTTTCCATATGTGCCAAATGATTTTCTAATACTAGATCTAGTTTTTGCTCTAACAAGGCTAGGCGTTTGTCTAAGTTTTCATATTCTTTCATATCAACCCCAAATCTTTGCGTTCTTCTGTGATTTCTGCTCTACGAGATTTGCACAATTTAAACATTGCCAATAGAGCGTTTCTTGCCCTTATGCTTGCCTCAAAGTTTGCCTTCTTACACCACTTTTCATTTTCAGTTACATAGATTCTAAACTGTTCAATGATTTCATCGTGTATTTCTGATTCCCCAATGTGGAATAAAAACTCACGTTCCATTTCATCATAATCAGGAATCTTTATAATCATACCACTGGTCCTGCGATTGGTTCAAATGCATTTGCTGCACTAAACATTTCAGTGAGTTCTGGATGAAGTGCTAACATTTCTTCGTCTGTGTATCCTGCTTGTACCATCTCTCTTAGATGTGTTACTAAATCAACTGCACTGGTTACAGGAGTGTGTACAACTGCGTCTTTTTGTGGTTGTGATTTGATTTCTTGATAGCGGTCTTCATTTACAATGATTTTCAACATTGAGTCTTCAACTTCTCTGTTGAGCACAGGATCTTTGATGCCTGCTTCTTTTGCCAACTTCAACATTGCCATATCATTGTACTTGTCCTGTATGTTAAAACTGTCTGGATAATCTACAACACCTGTCCATACATTGTCTTGCCAAGCTGCGTAGATGCGCCAAATCTGTTCTTCAGCGTGTTCTAAGTTGTCTGCTTTTTCTGCAAGCCTTGCGTTCAAAAGTTGGAACTCAGTTGCTAGTGCTACACCTGACAATCTACGTGATTCAATGCTGCGGATACCGCCCATATGGCTCATACGATCAATGGCTTCAATCTTTTGATTTATACTGTTCAATAGACTGTCAATGCTTGCACCACTTGGCTGCAATAGATATGGTTTCAAATCGCCTGGTGTGTCTTCAGGTATATCAATCAATGCACCTGCGCCAGCGTGAGCACGGACACCTGGTGTTTTAACCAAACTTGGATGATTGCTTATTCTTTCTAGTTGTTCTAGTTCTGATAGTTCATTGTAAATGCTTTTCTGCATTCTTGATACGTCACCACAATCACTGATACCAATACCTCTGTTTTGACTCCTTTGGCTATAAACGCAAACTGCTGGAATCATTCCTAATGCGTTTGGTGTAACCTGTTCAATCACAGCATCTGCATCTGCATTGCCAATACTCATAACAGTGATTTCATCTGGTGTGTAAATCCTAAACACATCTCTGCCTGAATCATTGCCTTCAAAGATTTTCAAATAACTTAGATAATATGCACCACTAACAGTTCTGCTGTACTGCCAATCTAACACATTTTCTGGTGTAAAAATACTAACATATGGACGCAAACCTTGTTCTAGTTCTTCTGCTCTTGTCATTGCAGTTGTTGCTGGCTTGTCCAATATGCACCAACAATGTCCATAAATTGTTGCGTATGTTGAGATATCTCTCATCACCACATCAAAACTTCTGCCATCCATATCAGCATCATCAAGGAATGGTATCAAGCCTGGATCATTGGCAACACTGCCAAAATCTCTTTTGGGTGATTGTCTAAACAGGAATGAGTTGTATATAGATACCACTGCTCTTACGTGGTTGTCTAATGCAGTGTTGTTCAATCTTTCTTCGTATTCTTCTCTGCTTTCGTAGATATAACTGGTGAGGTATTCACCTTCAAAATAGGCGTGTCCGCCTTCATAGCTGTCCATCAAAAACTGCCAGTCTTTGATCCTTGCTTTCCATTCTGGATGCGCTTCGATAATTTGTGATTTTTTCATTTTTACCACCCTTTGGTTCTTGTTCCGAATGTCCAACGTTGTGGCTCATCTGTATCGGTATATTCTGTTCTTATTGGGAATAGGAAATCAACGCCATATGAGGCTGCATCAAACATATGATCTAGTCCGGTGTTTTTGTCTATTTGATTTGTGCCTTCTATATAGCTGAGTCTTCCTATGCTATCTATAATCTTTTTACAATTTGGTGTGATGAATATTTTTCTATCACCACGTGCATTTTTCAGTCTTGCGTTTAGACTGTTTACTCTGTCTTTGATTGCTGTGTGGCGTGGTCTCGCTTTTACGACAAAACCTGCATTTTGCAGGATACTAATGTCGCTTCGACCTGCTGAAGCTGATTTTCTTGAGCGTCCTGCTGGATCTGGATATACAATGATTTGACTATCAGGATATCTTTCACGCAACTCTGCTGCCATCATATCTGTGTTAGAGTTCAACATATGGATTTCATCGTGGAAGTGTATTACGTCTCCACGGATGTCAAATATTGCAGCGGTACCTGGGGATAGGTTAAAGTCCATGCCCACGTGTATCACTGCGGTGTTTGGATTGTTCAGTGGTTTGATGGTTTCTTTATAATCAAAGTTATAAGCTACCACGCCGCCCCACTGTGAGAAGCTGGCTTCATATTCTTGTTGGAATGTGCGTTCATCCAAATCACGTCTAGCGGCTTCTATTTCTTCTGGGGGTACATTGCCGCCTTCAATGGTTGTAAACTGCCACGCATTCCAATCTTCTTGTTGAAGTGCTGTTGTAAAAAGTTCATGGCTCCACGAACCATAACCTTTTGGAGTACCTGTGAACAATGCTTTGCCACGTTTGTCTGACAGGGTTGGTCTCAACACTTCTGTAAATGCTTCTCTAGGAATATCCTGGAACTCATCCAATATCAAAAAGTCTAAACCAACCCCTCGCAAGCTGTCAAAGTTGTCCGCCCCACGCAATCCAATCACACTGCCATTCTTCAAATAAATGGTCAGTTCAGCTTCATTTTTCTTTTTAATCCAACGCAATCTATTGAGTTTATCCAACAACGGCAACCAGCTCAGTTGTTTTGCCATTCTATAACTTGGTGCTACCAGCCAATTTACGCTGCCGGGATTTTTTGCTGCGTGTTTACATAGCTCTCTCATACATAGGTGCGTTTTACCAAAGCGGCGCCCTGTGATCAAAACTTTGAATCTGCTTTGATCATCTGCAACTTGTTGTTGGGGCGCTGTCAATGGCATTATTTGTCCTCCAATAACAATTCAAATCCTGCACTTATGCTTGCTGTACTACTTGACTTTGCTCTTATTTCAATGTCATTTTTTTCGTCTATGACTTCTAATATTCTATATTCTTTTCTAAATGGTGTGCCTCTAAGTGTAGCATATGCCTTGGTGTTAAAAACACCATTATTAAAACGCCTAACCATAACTTTTGCTTCAGCTTCTGCGTCTTTACTATTGCCTACATCAAAACTCAACAAGTATGCTCTTTTACCTGCTGGCACCGTATAAACTGCCATTAGAGTTTGTCCAACCCCTTCTAAAATTCTTGCAATAACTGTGCTATTCACAGTAGCACTTAAATTCCCTTCATTTACTGGTAAGGCATCACCTGGCATACTAACAAGTCGCATTCTAAAGATCCTTATGAATTCACCAGTGCTGGATGCACCACCAACTGTCACATTTTCTGTTAGTAAATTGTATGAACTGTCTAATCCTTGAACTTCAACTACAGCACCATTGTCATTAGCAGTGTCATCTGATGTTAATGCTACTGTGCCTGCACTATCAACATATGTATAGATACCACCATTTTCCCATATTGTTTCAAATGCTACGCTTCCTACACTTGCGTTGTATCCAAACTTTTGTATGCCCCCCATTTTAGGAGTATTTCCGCGGCTAACAGCAATACCCCAAGGCCATCCAAATGTTTGTTGAGAGTTTTCAAAGTTCCAAGTTGACATTAATCATCACTCCATTGTAGCGGTGCATCATCATCTGTATCTGCAGGAGTTTCCTTCTGCGATAGTAGCTGCTTACCTAACCAAATGAGCATACGATCTGAGCCTTCCATTGCTTTGTCAAACTGTTTTCTACGCAGAGCCCTTTTGCCTGTGCTCTGACCGTGTTCTATTTCTTTTGCAAAATGCTTTTTTATGGTATCCTCGTGGATGCCGGTCATAAACGCCATCTCTTTGAGTGTACAGCCAATCCTAGCCAACTTCCATATCTCTTCGCGAGACACGTCAGCGACTTTGACTCTCCCCTTCTTTTTTTCGGGTGCTCCATCCATGTTTATTTCCTTACATTGATCTGTCTTTGACCTTTACACGAAAATATCGTCTATCAGTCAAACCACCGACTGTGGTGATTGTGTTGTATACCTTGTAAATGTTGCCTGAAGTTCCGCCTGAGAGTGTTACTGTTGTTGTTGTATCTGTTTCGCCTGTGTCTGTTGAAGTCAATGCATCAGCATCGCCTGAGATGCTTTCAACGCTCCAACTTGATGTTGATATAGTGTCGCCTGATGGTAACCATTGGCTCCACGAAATCAAATAGTCCAATGCTGCCTCTGTGTCTTTGTCAATAACAGTGCCTTCATTGTCTTTGTAAAATCCTGTTGTTGTAGCCATGGTCTATTCCTTAAAAGTTTGTATCCAATTCACGTGTCTCCTGTTCTACAGATTGCTCACGTGATTCTGCTAGTATGCTATTTATTCGTGTTTCAGAATCTAGGGCAAAAATAGCCGATTCTGGCAAGATTATACCCGATCTGTTCTCTTGTTCGATGGTAAATCGTCTGTTTGCAGGCACTGTGAACTTGAATGATCCAATGCTGCTAACAGTGAATGCACTACTGATTGTGCTGCTACCAACCCTTGTTCTAATAGCATCAACTGTTATAGAGAACGCTGCATCCAGTGTGCTATCAAATCTTAACTTGCTATTTGCAGATGTAGAAACTGTGAATGCACTGTTGATTGGTGCAGTTGCACTCCTTTTTCTCACTGCATCAGTGGCAACTGTGAATGCACTGCTGAGATTTGCAACACCTTCTTTGGTAACACGTCCATTTGCACTAACTGTAAATGCAATATCTAAATGTGCATCTGCTTTGTCATATGGATGACCTTGTGCTGTAACAGTAAATGCACTTGGTATTGTTGATGTTCCAAACCTTGTGCGTCTGCCTGTTGCGGATACTGTAAATGCACTGGCGATGTTTGCAGTGCCTGATCTTGTCCTTGTGCCAGTTGCACTTAATCCAAATGCACTTGATAGATTGGCAGTTGCTACGGTGTTAACAGTGCCTGTGCTGGTCAAACCAAATGCACTGCTGATGCTTGCACTGTTGCTGGTTTTGATATTTGGTGTTGCTGATAAACCAAATGCACTTGATATTGCACTGGTGCCTGACCTTTTTCTAACTGCACTAGTTGCAACTGTGAATGCACTGCTTAAACTTGCATTCGCAGTTGAAGTGACATTTGCTGATGCAGTTAATCCAAATCTTGCGTCTAGATTTAATCTTCCAAAGTCCCAACGATCTGTGGGCCAATCATCCCATATATAACCTGTTAAATCATCCCAGGTATAATCAGTGTTAACACCTGCATATATTCTTCTATTGGCTGCGGCTGATACGGAGAATGCACTGCTGATACTTGATGATATTGTGATTAATGATGCATCAACAGTCATAGAGAATTCGATTACACCCAGTGGTTGGATATAACCGTCATCTACATATGTGTCTTCTACATAGGATCCACCTATAATACCAGAGTCAATATACCTCTCTGTATAACCCTGGTCGGCATAGCCCGCATCATAGTATAAACTATCAGCCATTGCCTAGCCCTCGTTTAGGCTAAGCTGATGCTTAGGTTTCCTGCTACGATGGTAAAGATATCTGCTTCATCAACTGCACGGCTTGCACTTAGTGCTCCATAGAATAGTGCATTTCCTCCACTGGCTGCATCAGCGATAAAAATATGGGTTACTGTCCCGAATCCGCCTGCGCCTGCTGCTGGAAATTCCACGTCTGCGCTGTTGCTTGCTGAGCCTGAACTCGCTGCACCAAAAGTCACTGCTGTTCTTGCATAGTTTGTTCCTGATACTTCTGTCCATGAAGCTGCTTCACCGTCTGATACGGCTGTTAATAGACCAACAAACAATGCTGTTGGGCTTGTGAAGTCTCTTGTGCCTTTGCCTAGCACGTGATCGAGAACTTCATCTTCTAAATAATTTGTTGCGTTTGACAATTTTTGTCTCCTTTATTTGACTATTCTAAACATTGGCTGACTAGCCCTATTAGATGGGTTTGCTGTTGTCTGCCTAAAACTAAAGTTTTTTGTACCACTTATGGTAAATGATAATTTACCGCTAGTTAATACTGATTCACCAGTTGTTCCGATCTCATTAAAAGCAAAGTTGCCAACAGATACATCATCTGTTTCGTTGTACAACTGGTGAAGAACTTCATCATCATCTGCTGTAAAAGTTTCTGCAACAACCATATATGTTCCTGCTGTTAATGTGAACTGATAACTTCCATTCATTGTGATGATACCGCCATTGTCAAAAACTTCTGACAGTTCTGACCTATAAATGTCACTGCTGACATTTTCTTCACCACTTTCTATGCCAATAAAACTGGTGCTGGTACCACCACTTGCGGCTGCACCAGGCTCCCACGCACCGCTGGTACTGTTATAGGTCAATATATCACCATTGCTGGGACTGGCAATATCAAACTCGTCAATGATTGCGTTGACATTATCAATGTTTTGTTTGATATCAGATCTGGCGCTGCTTGGGCTATCACTGCCTGCATCTACATTGGTTGTTGCTGCTTTTGTACTACTTGGCCACGCCATTGATTACTCCTTGGTTATCGCACTGGTTACCACAGATGTTGCATCGGTTGCAGTGCCTTTATCTTCACACGCTACCAATATTTCACCATTTGGCAACAGTTCTATACCGCCTCTACCATTTGTGATTTCGCCAACGTCCGAGACGGCCACTTTGCCTAACTCTGTCAATGTTCCACCATCATTTTCAATAAAATAATAATAAGACACACGTTCAGTTGAATCGCTAGGATTATTCCATTGTGCGTGGACAACATATGTGTTGTCTGCAACGTGTTGAGTTGTTTTAACACTTCTTAAGTTAGTATAAGTTGAAGGTGTTGACAGTGTTAGTGTGCTGCCCTGTGTAAAACTGCTGCCTGATCCGTCATATTCAACTGAGAATGCCACAAGGTTTCCACTAGCATCACTGCCTACGTGAACATATTCATTGAGTTTTGTGCTGTAAAGACCTCCATAGTGTCTTGCTTGATCTGGTGAACTTGGTGCTGGTGTGCTGTTCAAACTAACATCTGTTGATGTGCTCAAATCTGCTGCCCAGTGTCTTATTTTCCAGGTTGTGTTGGTGTTGTCCCAGAAACTCACTGCCAGTTTGTATGTGCTGCCATCATATGTCCACCAAGCATTCGCACCTCGCACTGTGTATCCATAACTGCTCAACTTATCAGTGACAACTGTGAATGTGTCTGTGCTGTTGTCCCAACTTAAACGCTGCAAATAACCATTCCCCACAACCCTAAACACATCATCTGGATCATCAGGATGAGTAAACACACTGAAGTTGCCAAGATTGGTGGTTGTGCTCAATGTTTTTTCTGAACTCCAGGTTAATGCACCTGAACTATATGTCAAAATATAGTGTTGTCCGCTTTGCACAAAAACCGCTGCTTTATCATAATCACCTACCCAGTTGAGCGCACCTGTTTGTGTGAACACTAATTCTGCTTCTCCTGTTTCAGTTGCACTTCTACTGTTCCACGTTGTAACACCTGCACTTGTGATGTCTATTTTATCAACAAACATATTGTCTCTGTTTGTATCTTGGTTGCCTACGACAAAAAAGTGATCGTTTGCAAAACTTAGTGGAAAATGAACTCTTCTGGTTTCAGTATCGTTCAACGCTTCTCTAAGATCACCCACGTTGCTGCTGGTCCAATCATCCCAACTTGCTGCTGCCGCTGCTGCTTGGAATCCTTGATATGCAATCTTTGCTGCTCCTAATGGCATATTATTCTCCGTATCCTAACCAAGACATAAACTCATTATATCCTGTTTCACTTGTATCACAATCAGGTGTATACATTTCACAATACCAGTTCCATTCTTCAAGAGAAAAATCGCTATCTGGATCTAGTGCATCTTTTGCGTCTTCAAATACAATACTCATTTAAACTCCTTACTGGAAGTTGTTGATTGCTGTTGCAACATAAATTGGTGTTGTATCATCAATACAGGTGATTGTCACAATGTCATAACCACCGTCTGTGAGTGCTAAACTACCACCTGGTGTTAAAATGCTTGCGCCTAATGTTAGCGTGTATGATCCACCTGATCCATCAAAGAACA